ACGGTCATAACTTCGTTTGTCTGGCGGAATAAACGTCATTTCTAAAACTAATCTTTCTGGTATGTTTTCTGTTACCCCTCTATATTTTTTTAGCTGTTCTTTAGATACGCTGTAACAATCTTTTCTATATTGTTTTTTTGCTGTTGCCAGCTTTGCCCAATGCAATCTTTTGTTTGGTGATAGATCTGATGGTGGCCAACCTAATACTATTTCAATCATCTTTTTGTTCCAATTCGTTAATGCGTTTTTTTATTGCATTAAACCTAACTATGTATTCTTTTGTTGGTAAACCGTTAAACCAAAATTGTGTTTCTAATTTTGCTAATTGCTGTTTGTAATTTGCAATTTGCATAATGTTTTGTTGTTTAGCAGTTAAGTCAGGTTTTTTAAATACCACTAGTTTTTCTGGGTTGCTTGGATTAAACCACAAGTCACCTCTGTGTAATTGGTTTTCTTTTGTCATAAATTTTTCCTGTAAGAATCCCAGTTAAAACCAATCAATGCACCTCCGTTTTCACGCAACCTATCGGTTACACGTTCACCAAGGTAGTCAGACAGTTGCTCGCTAGGAATATTTGATAATAAAATAGATGGCTTAAGTTTTTCATAGCGTTCATTAAGTACATCAAACAACAATTGTTTTTCAAACTCTGACCCAAACTGTACACCAACTTCGTCAAGTATAAGCAAGTCTGGTGACGCAAATGCATCTATAACTTCGCTTTCTGTTTCTTCTTTTGTACGCCAACTATCTTTTACTCTACGAATTAGACGTTGTACGGTGACGAAAACCGGTGACCGTTGTTGTTGCATAATGCTCAACGCAATGCCTATTGCCAAGTGGGTTTTGCCAGTTCCCGGTTTGCCAACAAAGATTGCAGAACGTCCTGTTTTTATTACTTGGTCAAAGTTTTGTGCATACTCTTTTGCAAAAGCTAATGCCTTCTGTTGACCACTTGTCTTTGCCACATAACTTTCCAGTGTTCGATCTTTAAATCGTTCTGGGATAGCTGCACTTCCTATCTTTGCTGCCCATCTACGCTGCTCACGTTCTAACGCTGCTTGTTTGTCACGCTCTATTTGTTTCTTTGCTTCCGCATCCCTAATCTCAATCATGCATTTAGGACACTCTGTCCAATGCTCTCCAATATAATTTGTTGAAGTATACGCAACATTATGTTTAATACATAAGCGATCTTCTGTCGGCCTGTCTTTGTTAATAAGATTTTCTAAACTCATATTTCTTGCACCCCCTCACCGTAGTTAGTTGTAGCAAATGACTTTTGTTCTTTGTTAATCCAATCGGATTTAAAACTTTGCCATCCTCTTGCTTGGCACATAACCAATGCATCCTCCAAACTAATAGAAGTTTTCTTAACTTCATTCTTTATACCAATCAAAGCAGTTTCTGTTAATGGTGCTTTCTTGTTTTTTCTATGAGTTAAAAAATCATCCCATGTTTTTTTACTTACATTACGAGGACGCTTTAGCGTCTTATTAATTGGTTTATGGTTATTGGTTATTGGTTTATGGTTATTGGTTGGCGTTAGTGTACTTGCGGTGGACTTACGGTTCACTAACGCTGCACTATAACCACCCCTAGATGATGCTGCTATTTTGTCTCTATATTTTTTAATTTCTTTATCACCTCTAGGATTAACCCATCCTTTGCCAACATCATGTGTAAAAAATTCTTCTAAAACAATTTTTACTTCTGGCACATTATCAGGCATTCTTATTTTGCGAGCAACCATACTGGCATCTTCATGCAATGGTTTCTCATGCAAGTAGTAGATGTCTAAACACCTACGGTATGCAAGATCCTCCATTGGATTTAGATGCCCTGTATGGCTCATGTAGTCGCTAATGTGATGAGAGTAATAATGCATCACTCCTCTTTGCGGTAGTTGTTGATTACGTTATCTGCTGCCTGATCTGCTTCTTCAGTAGGCATACCCATAGCTTCTTTTAATCTAGACAATGGTTGCTCTTGTTTGTCAGGTGTAGGAGTTACGTTTACTGCCTGTTTAAATTCAGTGTCCTCATCTATTCTGACAACAGAACTAATCTCATCGTTTTTTGGTAGTCGTTTTGCTATGCGATGAATGACAGTTTTCTTGGCCATTTGGTCAAACCATTTAACCCAAGGTGAATGTGGTGATGAACTAGCTTTAGATACTTGACGGCATTTTTCTATTTCTGCCATGTTCATAATCTCTATGTATTGACCATCGTTACTTGTTACAGCAATCGCATAAACACATACAGGTTTACCCCTGTCACCAGTAATTAATGGCTTATGTGTAATGTGTTGGTTTGTGCCTAACTCATAATCAAATAAATCATTTTCGTATACAACTTCAGCACATAAAGTTTTTATTAATCCACTATTGTGTAATACCTTAATGATGCCTTCGACCATTGGTATGTATTGAACTGAATTGCCATACTGAACTGCTGCTGCTTCCTTGCCATCTAAATACAAACCATCTTGTGCAGCTTTCATAAAAGTCTGCATCAAACTAGTTTTGTCTGCTTGTAGTAGTTTAGGATTTTTATTTAGAGTCAACTTCGCAACACTAATAAATTTATTTACATCCATTTGCTTTGGCAAAGCTTCAGTAAATTTGTCTGCCATTTTTTCTAGTGTTCCCTGCATGGCTACAAGTGGTGTGATTGATGAGGTCATTAGTTAAACTCCTTTTGGTTGATTAAATCTGAATTGGCGAAAAGCTTTGCGTGGGTTGATGTAAGTACCAACCATGTCTTGAGTAATGTATTTACCCTGACTAGCTTTACTCATGCCACAATTTATTGTTCCGTATT